TCAATTAGAGTTAGTATTGGCTCCTCTATTTAGAGAAATCCCAATGCAATCAGCAACTCAAATCATTCCTATCATGCCAGATGCAGGTTATGCAGAATTTACTAGTAACCAAACAGCTAGTGGATCTTCTCCACATGGTAACTTGGAAGAAAGAGGCGATACTTATGATGGAACATATTCAGGTATCGATTTAACTGAAAGAACTCTTTCCACTAAAAAACTTATTTCTCAATCTTACTTAGGTAATGAGACAGAAGAAGATGCAATCTTGCCAATTCTACCTTTGATCAGAGAGTCAATTGTTAGAGCACACGCAAGAGGTATTGAGAACGCACTTTTAGTGGGTGACCATGCTGATGGTGTATATGGTACATCACAAGCAACTTTTGATGGTTTAGTAGCACTAGCTGTTGCTGACAACTCAAGTGGTTCACACGTAACTCAATCAGCTACTGCATTTGCTTCTGAATCTTTAACAGCTCTAGACCTTCTAGCAGCTAGAAAGAAAATGGGTAAATATGGAATGAATCCAGCAGATGTTACTTTTATTGTTAACACGCAAGAATACTACAGCTTACTACAAGACGCTGAGTTCCAAGATGTCAACCTAGTTGGCGACGTGGCAACTAAGCTAAGTGGTGAAATCGGTTCAGTCTTTGGTTCTAAAATCATAGTCTGTGACGAGTTTGCTACTCCAGCAGTAAGTAAGTTCTATGCTGTTGCTCTTTACACTAAAAACTATGTCATGCCTAGACTAAGAGGTGTAACAATCGAATCTGACTACGAAGTAGCTAATCAGAGACGAGTACTTGTTGCTTCTCAAAGAATCGGCTTTACTGACATGATTGATGGTGCAACTTCAGTTCACGCTTTAAAATACAAAGCTAGTTAATAGCTAATGCGAATATTTGGAGGGGGATATTACTCCCTCCAATATTTTTTTAAAATAATTATGGCAGATTTAGTAACATTACAGCAATACAAAGACTTCGCGGGACTGCAAGGCGTTCAGACCGATGCTCGTATTAATGTTATTATTGACCAAGTAAGTCAACTTGTAAAAACATATTGTGGTACTACTATAATAGATTTTGCAACAAGTGATAAAACAGAATATTTTAATATAGCAGACGATTATGTTGACAGAATTATATTATCAGAGTCTCCTCTTATATCTGTATCATCAGTACAAGAGCGAGAATCACAATCAGACTCGTATACTACCCTAATCACAGAAAATTCTGACAGTAGCGGTAAATATGAATATATTGTAGATTTTGATTCAGATAGCATAGTTAGAACTAATGCTACAGGTACTAAATCATTTTCAAAAGGAATGAAAGCAGTAAAAGTAGTCTACAGAGCAGGCTATACTAGTACACCTGAAGATTTAAAATTAGCAGTATTTGATTTAATTAAATACTACTTAAAAGATGAAAGAAAAGAAAGAATGAGTATAGCGGGTGCAACCTTAGAAAATCAAATTTCTACAAGTTTAAGAAATAATATAGGATTTCCAGACCATATCAAGCGTGTACTTGATATGTATAAAATATATAGCTAATGGCAATAAAAAAGGTTGTTGATCATTATAAAAACGTAATGAGGTCTCAGATGTCGCAGATAAAAAAAGTATCTGGACTAGGAGATAAAGTAGTTTTAGATTTATCATTAGGTGGAGATGAGTATGTAGCAGCAATTAGAAAAGGTACTAAGCCCATTATTGTAGCAAACGCTATGACAAAAGAAGCAAACTCTACTCAGTTTTGGAAAGAAGCTGTTGCAGAAGCTGTAAAAGAAATTAAAACAACAGGTAAATGCCGATATGTTTTAAAACCTTGGAATAACACTATAAATAAAAGAGGAATATATTTAGTTCCTGATGCTAGAAGAAAAAATTCTATTTTAATACGTTTTTTAAAAGATGAAACAAATATCAAAGTAAACGACACTTCAATACAAAACTTAGCTTCAGAGTTTAGAAACATAGTTTATGATAAATGGGTTGAGATTGTAGAAAAAAATACAACAAATCTATTTAAGGGTCAAGCTTTAAGTGCAAAAGATAAGATGGCATATAAGGGTGGTCAAAAAAGAATATCCACTCAAATGGCTCAAAACACGAATATTAGTCATCAGCCTGGAACAACAGTAGCACAGTTAGCTATAAAAGAATTAAGAAAAAGTAGACCAACAGTAAGTTATCCCTTAGATTTAGAAGTTTTAAATGTTTTTGAATTTGCAGAACAAAATATGCAAATTTCTTGGGGAAGAGAAAGCAATAAAAATAAAGTTGGACAATATAGTTTTGAGACTAAAGTTAATACAAAATTAGAGTATAATGTAAAAGGCAGTAAACAATTAGCAGATACTAAAGCTATGCTTACAAAGTTTGAAAGAGCAACTGCAGAGTATATTAAGACTGAAATTAAAAATCCTAACTCAGTTTTATATGGACTTACAATGCAAGCCAGTAAGCCTATTAAGGATCAAATAGCAGAAGATGTAATACATGATATAGTTAGACCGCTAACAAAGAGTGGAAAACCAGATAGAAGATTTAAAATAAATAAAAAAATCTCTGCTAAAAAGTTTAAAAAAGAACGAAGACAGCCAAGAGTAGTTAAACAATCAAAAGGTGTTGGAAATCTTTCTCAAACAGCTACTTTAATATCAGCAGGAAAATTAACTAAGGGCAGACCTCAAAAAAGTAAAAGAGATAAAGTAGATAATTTATTAAAAGTAGAAACTTTAATAAATAAAAGACTCCCAGCAGAAGTTAGAAGAAACATGGGAAGACCAGCATTAATAAATCAGACCGGTAGATTTTCAAACAGCACTGAAGTCAGAAACTTTAGACAAACAAAAGCAGGATTAAGTGGAGAATATACTTACCAACTTTCTCCGTACGAAACATTTGAAAATACAGGAGCAAGAAGGTGGCCCTCAGGTTATAACCCAAAACCTCTTATAGCAAAAAGTATAAGAAATTTGGCAATACAATACACAGAACAAAAACTAGTTAGTCTTAGGAGAACATAATGGCATCAACATATAGAACAGCAAGAAAAAAGATAGTTGATGCTTTGGTGGAACAAATTAAAGAGATTGATGGGAATCACCCATACAACTCAAATGTATTTAATAATGTTCATTCAGGAATGGTATTTTTGGATCAAATACAGGAGTATCCAAAAGTTTGCGTAGTCCCAGGAGACGAAACAAGAGAGTATCAACCTAATGAGTTTAAATGGAGGTTTCTTAGTTTAGATATAAGAGTTTATGTCGAAGACCAAGAGGATCCTCAAGAAGTCTTGGCTCTTATGATGGAAGACATTGAAAGAGTAATAGACAATAATGATGTTTTGACTTACGATGATACTGTAAGTCCAAACTTAACAACGACTTCCTTAACTTTACAGTCAATGTCAACAGATGAAGGAGTCTTATCTCCACTCGGAATTGGCGAGATGACTTTAGAGTGTAGGTATTAATAGAAATTACAAACGCTGATAAATATCTAGCGAAGTACTTTCAAAGACGAAAAATAGGAGAAAGCAATGGCTTTAAATCTATCAAGAAATACTAAAGTATTTGTGAGCTCTGTGAATGGGTGTGGTGCGACTGGCGGTGTGTTAACTTGCCACGTATCTACTGCAGGATCAGGCT